TACCGTGTATTTTTTTCCGTGTTTTTGTGCGATTGGGGTTTAGCATGACACCGTACTATCAGGACAATTCGGTTACCCTTTATTGGGGCGATAATTCGCAGTTTAATATTGATAGGTTTGATTTACTAATAACAGACCCTCCATATGGAATGAGCTACCAAAGCAATTATCGAGCGAATCGACATAGACCAATTTATGGGGATGGTGAATTACCTACTAATCTTATCAATAGTTACATCGACCGCGCCTTAGCGGCTAGTTATGTTTTTATGAGATGGGATAATCTCAAAGAGGTACGGCAGCCGAGAAGTCTCATAGCATGGGTGAAACAAAATTGGAGTATGGGAGACCTAAAGCATGAACACGGTAGGCAATGGGAGGCTATAGCGTTTTATCCAGCCGCTGATCACCGGTTTATAAAAAGGATTCCAGATTATATCAGCTGCAACAGGACTAATAACAATTTACACCCAACGCAAAAACCAGTTCGGTTGCTTGAAACCCTTATAGGTGCTAATTACGGAGATACAGTATTTGATCCATACTGCGGCTCAGGTTCTACATTAGTTGCCGCTAAAAAGCTGGGTCGCAAAGCGATCGGTATAGAGATAGATGAGAAATATTGCGAAATAGCGGCTAAACAGCTGGAGCAGGAGTATTTATTTTGACACGAGGACGAAAAAAGATACCAACGGAAATAGCGCGTCTGCGTGGATCGGCTAAAAAGGATCCGCAACGCATTAACCACAATGAGCCAAAGCCGACGCAAAAGAAAACGCGGCGGCCTATGTGGATTAAAGATAAACACGCGAAAGAAGCGTACACCTACTATGTTAACCTTTTAGACGAATTAGGCGTTGTAACGGTAGCCGAGCGCGTAGCAATGGAACAATTAGCCGTAGCTTATGCTAATTGGCGAAGATGCCAAGAAGCCAGCGATAGAGACGGAATAGTTATAGACGGCAAGCGAAACCCAAACGATATAGCCGCGCGCGATTGGTATGACCGCCTGTTGAAAATATTAGTAGAGTTTGGGCTTACGCCGTCGAGCCGTACGCGAATAGTTGTAAACAAACCATCAGAAGCCGTTAAAGCCATTAACCCACGCCAGCGATGACCGATAAGCTAACAAAACGCTGGATATTTAACGAAGCCGACGAAAAGGCCGCCGCTAACGGCTATTTTATGGAGGAAGAACGCGGGGAGCATGTTTGTAATTTTATAGAGTCCCAACTATGCCTATATGAAGGCGATTACGCCGGCAAGCCGATTCGGTTAATGGATTGGCAGGTGGAGATGTTCTATCGCCTGTTTGGCTGGGTATCTCATAGTGAATTTTACGATAGAACGATTAGGCGTTTTAGAATAGCTAGCGTTTGGCTACCTAAGAAAAACGGCAAAAGCCCAACCGGCGCCGCCGTAGGTTTGTATTTAATGGCCGCCGACGGTGAAGCAGGTCAGCATATTTACAGTTGCGCACGCGATATGAAACAGGCGCGGATCGTACACAAAAACGCTTGTATGATGGTGGAACAATCGCCGGCGCTGTCACAGGTTTGCATGATTAACAATTCAACCGGCGTTATTAGCTACGAGCCGACGAGGTCGAATTATCAAATTGTAGCCGGTTCTAACCACCAATCACTAGAAGGCCTAAACGGCTCAACGATCGTTGACGAGGTTCACGTCGTAGACAGTCGCACGGCGCACGCAATCGAACACGCCGGAATTAGCCGTAGTGAGTGGATGCGTTTTGAAATATCGACAGCGGGAAATAATCTTGTCGGCTACGGCCGAAAGCAGTGGGAGTATGGCGAAAAGGTTAACGCGGGCGAAATAGATGACGACGAGTTTTTTTTCCTAAAGTACGCCGCAGATTCTACGCTAACTGATGATGAGTTGATGAGCCCCGAAGTATGGAAAACTGCAAACCCGTCGATGGGAACGATTATAAGCGAGGCCGAGTTCAAAAAGTCGATGACACGCGCCCAGCGTAGCCTTACTGACTGGCAAAACTTCAAAATGTACCGGCTAAACATTTGGTCAACGTCGTTTAGTCCGTGGCTGAAAAAATCAGATTGGGATAATTGCCGAGTCGTATTTGACGAAGACGAATATTTAGGGCGCGAGTGTATCGGCGGCCTAGACTTAAGCCGAACGCGAGATATGACAGCGTTTGTGTTGGTGTTTGATGAGGGCGGCGGTAATTACGCCTGTTTGCCTTACTTTTTCTACCCAGAAAAGGCAGCAAAGGAAAACGACCACTTAGCCCCGTATTTACAATGGGCGGCTGACGGTTACCTCGATTTAATAGCCGGCGACGTTATCGATTACAACACCGTAGAAAATCGCATAGCCGAGCTGGCCGAAAAGTTTATAATTACCGAAATAGTGTACGACCGTTTATTTGCTGAGGATTTAACGACAAGGTTAGAGAATCAGCTGGGATGTTTACGGACAAACTTTCCACAAACTATCATGCACTTTGCGGGTCCAACGGCCGAGCTGGAACGATTAGTGATTAGCGGCAATTTGCGCCACAACAATAACCCGATTTTGAATTGGCAAGCGCAAAACGTCACAATTAAAACCGATCCAAACAACAACAAACGGCCCATAAAACCCAGCAGCGACAATCCGGCAAAGATAGACGGAATGGTAGCGCTAATAATGGCACTTGGCCGAAGCATTGCAGAAGCCGAGCCGATGCCGACGTATGATTATTACGACAATAACCCGATAGAGTTAATGTAAATGCAACAAACTTACATCATCAACGCCGGTCAAGATGCGCGAGCAATTGAAAACCCTAACATTCCGCTGAGTTCGCCTGAAATATGGAACGAAGTATTTGGCGACCAGACTACTAGCTCAGGTATTACGGTAAACCCGCAAAAGTCGCTAACCATTGGCGCAGTTTTTCAAGCGGTTAACCTAATTAGCGGGGACGTAGCAAAGCTACCCTTAAACGTCTATCGACGCCGACCTGATTTAGGCGTTAAAGGCCGCGAGGTTGACGAAACGCACCCAGCCCAAACGCTTGTAAAATATCGCCCTAACGCTGAAATGAGCGCGTTTAAGTTCTGGCGCCGGTTAATGACTCACGCGCTTATTTGGTCAAACGCCTACGCATTGATTGAGCGCGACCCAATGGGCAACCCTATTGCATTGTTTCCGCTTTTACCGGATCGAACAGCGCCAGCTAGAACAAAAGACGGCGTTTTATATTACACGAGCGAAATAGACGGCGAACTACACGGTTTCGCGGCGTCTAATATTCTGCACATCGAACAAATCAGCATAACGGGCGAGTCAGACTGTCAAATGGTCTATAAAGCCCGCGAAGCGTTCGCGCTAGCGTTGGCGGCTGAACAGTTTGCGTCTAAATACTTCCGCAACGGTGGCCGAATCGGTGGAATTTTAGAAGTGCCGGTCGGAATGACCAAACAAGGCGCCGACAATCTAGAAAGCGGGTTTCGTAAAACTTATGACCAGCTAGATGCGGCATTTAAGTCTGTCATTTTGCGCGACGGTGCAAAGTTCCATCAGGGACAATTTACGCCAGAACAGACGCAAATGTTAGGCGCTCGACAAGAGCAGGTAAAAGAAATAGCCCGCTGGTTTAATATTCCACCGCATAAGCTTGGCGACGACTCTAAAGCGTCTTACAACAGCCTAGAACAGGAAAACCGAGCCTATCTAAACGGCTGTTTGTCGCATTGGCTAAAAACTATTGAAGCCGAGTGTTATCTGAAGCTGTTAACGCCAGCCGAGCAGGAGCAAAACAGCCGGTTTATTGAATTTAACGTAGCCGCGTTAGTAGCCGCCGACATTGCTACACAATACGGCATATTCAGGACGGGTATTGAGGCCGGTATTCTTTCACCTGACGAAGTCCGAGCCATGCAGAACCTAAACCCACGGCCTGACGGGCTCGGCTCTAAGTATCTACGGCCGCTGAATATGGAATACGCGGATCAGGAACCAGAACCGCAAGAAACACCGGCAGAAATGGAGCCAGCCGAGCAAATAACCGAAGAATCCGACGACGATTTACGATCCACAGCTAAAACCGTACTAGATGACGCCGTGGAACGATTCACGGCGTATTTAGTGCGCAAAGTAAACCGAGAAGCAAAGCAAAAAGCCGCTGGCCGCTTTGTTAATTGGTTAGAGGTTGGATATTCAGACGAAGTAACAGGCTTGCACAAAGAAATAACGCCGGCCGCTATGGTTTATGCTGGATTAACACAGCGCGACGCAACCGAACTAATTGAAAGCATAACCAAACGGCTATTTCATGGGTTATCAGCTGAGATTGAGCAAGTATTAAACACTACAGACGGCGACCAGATGCGCGCGGCACTTTCGGCCGTTACAAAGTCATTCAAAACTAATGTAATCGCGTTTTATAGCGAGGTGATCAATTGAAAAAACAATTTCCAAACCAGCGAGCCGTTAGCGTAGAAACACGCGACGACGGAACAAACGTCATTAGCGGCTATGCGGCCGTTTATTATCGCGCAGACGATGCCGGCACCCAGTATGAACTTATGCCGGAATACTTTGAACGAATAAAGGCAGGCGCTTTTGATCGAGCGTTAGCAGAACGACAAGACGTTAGGGCGCTATTTAATCACGATCCTAATCACGTCTTAGGCCGGTCTAAATCGGGAACGCTACGCATGACCGCTGATAGCGTTGGTTTACGTTATGAGGTAGACCTACCTAATACGCAAACAGCCCGCGATCTAGCCGAAAGCGTTAAACGTGGAGACGTTAGCGGCTCTAGCTTTGCTTTTAGCGTAACCAGCGAAGGTCAAGAGATAGAGCGTGCGAAAGACGGCACAACCTACCGAAATATTAAAGACGCCGATTTATATGACGTTTCGGTCGTAACTTATCCTGCGTACGAATCGGCCACAAGCGGCATCAGAACCGCTGAAAATGTAGAAGAGGCACGCGCAGCGCTAGAACGCTGGGAAAGCGAGCAAAACGGAGCTATTGACGCCGTTAGAGTTAAGCTAAGAAAAATTAAGTTTGACCTAGAGGGCTAAATACCCATAATTAGAAACGTCGGCGAAACGCTAAGTAGTAACTGACACCATAAATAAAGTGAAACCGCAAAGGCTGTATCTTTATTGCTCAAACAGGCAATATAGGTGCAGCCTTTTTCAATGCACCTAGTAAACCTAATTTATAAAGGGTGCATATTATGTCTATCGACAAAATGCAAGACTTGCAGGAAGAGCGCAACCGCTTAGCCTCGCAAATTCAAGAGCTGGGCGAACGTCAGGCCGAGTGGTCAGCAGAGGATCGCGAAAAATGGGACGTTTTGAACGCGGAATATGACCGAGTAGACGAAGAACGAAACGCAACACAGGAAGCGCTAAACGTAGCTGCTAAACTCGATGCCCTAAAAGGTGCCGAAGAACGCGCAAACTACGAAGCAGAAAAGGCTGGAGACGGTCGAGTAACCGAAGCTGTAAAGCGTGACGCAATGCGAGCGTGGGCGCTGTTTCAGTCTGGAGTTAACCTCAGCCCTGAACAACGCGAAGCCGCCCACCGCTGCGGCGTCGATCCTCGACAAAGTTATTTTGAGTATAACCTAAGAAGCAACGCCCCGCGTTATTCTCACAACGGTTATGGCAAAGAGCTACGAGCGCAGGCCACTAGCCCAGCGTCAGCCGGTGGGAATTTAATTCCTGAAGGTTTCAGCGCTAGCCTAGAGCAAGCCTTGTTACAATACGGCGGGATTCGTCGAGTGGCTAATGTTATGCGTACGGCTTCCGGTAATGATTTGCCAATGCCAACGGTTAACGACACTAGCAACAAGGGCGCATTGCTTGCTGAAAACACTCAGGTTTCAGAGCAGGACGTCACCTACGGTAGCGTAACGCTGGGAGCTTACAAGCTAACTTCTAAGTTAGTGCGTATTTCGTCTGAGTTGATGCAGGATAGCGCTTTCGATATGGGAAGCCAACTCGGCTCACTTATCGGCGAACGTTTGGCACGCGGTGCGTCTGAATACTTTGTTACCGGTACAGGTTCTAGCGAACCACAGGGTGTAGTAACTGGATCGAGCTTAGGCGTCACAGCCGCAAGCGCAACCGCTGTTACTTTCGATGAAATTATCGATTTAATCAACAGCGTAGACCCAGCCTATCAGGCGTCAGCATCTTTTGGACTTGCAATGAATAACAGCACTAAAGCCGCTATTCGCAAGCTGAAAGATTCTAACGGCCAATACCTATGGCAAGCAGGCCTAACGGCTAACGATCCTGACACTATCCTCGGCAAGCCTGTCGTTGTCTTGCAAGAAATGGCCTCTATTGCCACAGGCAATAAAACCATTTTAGCTGGCGACATGTCGAAATTCGTTATTCGCGATGCTGGCCCAGTTCGCTTGGCTCGTATGGATGAACGCTATAGAGACTACGACCAAACCGGATTCGTAGCCTTTGCACGTGTTGATTCTATCGTGATCGACGCTGGCACTAACCCAATTAAACACCTAGTACAGGCGTAAGGGGTTAGAAATGAAGGTTGAGCTGTTAGTAAGTCGAGCCGGCGTTGGTTTTACCCAGAATTGCGGTGACGTAATCGACGTAGGCGACGACGAAGCGCAGCGCCTCATTAATAGCAATCAGGCTAAAGCCGTTGGCGGTCGAAAGGCCGCCAGCGGTAAGCCTGCTATTGAGGCCGCTGTTAAAAAGAAGCCACGAGCGCGAAAGCGAAAATCAGTAGATGAATAACTACGCTATAAAGACAATTACGGCGGCGACGGATTACCCGATTGATAGCACCGAGGCGAAAGCCCATATGGCTATTGACGATAGTACGTTTGATACGCAAATAGACGATTTCATAAAAGCCGCTACGGCTTATATTGAAAATCGTACTAGCCGCCAAGTTTGTACCGCAACCTATGAGCTAATCTTTGATAAGTTTCACAGCGTAAACGGCAGGGTTTATTTGCCCAAAGGCCAGCTGCAAAGCGTAACAAGCGTTAAATATAAAGACGGCGACGGGGTAGAACAAACCCTAGCAAGTTCCGAATATATCGTAAGCGATAGCCGAGAACCGGCGTTCGTAGAACCAGCCTATTCTAAAAGCTGGCCTACAACGCGGTTAGAATCCGACGCCGTTAGGGTTCGCTTCGTTTGCGGTTATGGGGACAGTGACTCAACGCCGGAGGCAATTAAACAGGCGGCTTTGTTGTTGGTGGCGCATATGTTTGAACATCGCGAAGCGGTCGTGTTTAATGCCAGCCCGCAAGAGGTGCCAATGGCTGTAGAGGCCCTGATCAATCAGTATCGTTTAGGAGATGACTACACGTGGTACGATCAGGAACGCTAAGACATCGCGTGCAATTGCAAAGCCGAGCAACGACAGTAGACGACGCTGGCCAGCACGTCGGCACGTGGTCAACGTATCGCACATGTTACGCCGAAGTAATCGACAAAGGCGGGGCGGAAAAAATACGCGGCCAGCAGGTCGACGCGACGGTCTCGCATGTAGTGCGAATCAGGTATCCGCAGGGCACATTTCCAACCCCAGAAAACCGCGTTGTTTACGATAGCCGTAATTTACACATTGAAAGCGTACAACGCCGAGACACGCACGAGCGCGAAGTTTGGTTGTATTGTAGGGAGGACGTGTAATGTCGGCTTGGAATGATTTTGTTGCAGCGCACGCCGGTCAAGGGTTAAGCATGAGCCAATTAAGTCTCATGTATAAAAACCCGAACTATAAGCCGCCGAAGCCAGCGAAAAAACCAAAAGGCGTTATAGATGTTGAAATTAAATTAGACGGCCAAAGCCTTAAGCGTTTATGGCAAAAGTTGTCAGAAATGCCGAGCAAATTAGAGCGTAAAGTAACGCGCAGCGTTATGGGAAAAGTTGCAACGGCCTATTTGAAAGAAGTTAGAAAACTAACGCCACAATCCAAAAAGACAGGAACATATAAAAAGTGGTGGCCGCCAGCAACGCCCAAAGACGACCTAAGAAAAAGTCTAACCAGAAAACCGTCTAGCAAATGGAAAACAGCGCAAGCCTATAGAAAAGCTGGCGTAATCGGAATAACCGCAGGCCATGCTTATAGGCAAAATAAAGCTATAGGCCCACACGCGCATTTAGTTAACAAAGGCCACAGCCGGTTTTTGTGGGGGCGGGGCCCTTACGGCCGCGTTGCTGGTACAGGTTATTTAGATAGAGGTCGAAAAGCCGGTGTAGCGGCAGCAAAGGTCGTAATGAAAAGAGAATTGGCAAAAGCGTTAAGGGAGGCCGTTAAATAATGAGCGCAGTATGTAGCGGCCTAAGAACCTACCTTTTAACAATCACCGGCGTAACCGATTTAGTTTCGACGCGGATCAGGCCGGACGCCCTAGCACAGAACGAAACGTTTCCCGCTGTGGTTTTAAGCGAAACACGCAGCGACCACATGCACACGATTAGCTCCTCAGCCGGCTTTGTCGAATCGCTGGTAGAAGTGGCTT